CCTGAACGGTCCTGCGGACAATCGAGGAAACCGTCGTATGTGTCCATCGGCAAAGGGAATCGAAAATCCGTCGACGACAATATTCGGCAAACCACAAATGGGATACGTGGCGAAACTTTGCTTCGCCTGTTCGCCATCCGTAACGACCTTGGAACCAGTTGCTTCAAGTCGCGCGATGGTGTCCCGAACGGCCGAATCGTATTGCGAAAGCAGCTCTGCTTGCGAGACGCGCCCGGACTCGAACCCCTGTGCGGCCTGAATGAGCGACCGCGGCCTTGGAATACTTCCTATGGGTTCGGTCGGGATGGGCACGATCCAACGCGCTCCTCGATCGATGCGCACGCCATCCTCGGCCATGCGCCGAAGAAACGTAGTCGCTGATCGTCACCTTGGGTGTCGTCGGGCGCTGGCTAGCGCATAAGCACAACCGAGCCCGCCCCTCGCGCCGCTTCAAGCAGGCGCTTGACAGTTACTGCTTAGCACCGACCTTGTTTACCAAACGACGCCGTTTTCGTCTAGCATCAATACTATCAAATTTGCACCAAGCCTGCCAGCACGGAGGTGGCCGAGCGCAACTACGGAGCGGGACACGCGGGGCTGGCTCCGCATGATCATTCCGATCTGGACACCGTGGCCTGCGCCAGAGAGGCCTCTCATCACGAAGGGCTGACTGAAATTTCAACCTCGTTTGTCTCGCGGGACTCATAATCACTGTCCTCGGAGCAATTGGCATGTTCCTTCGCGATCTGTTTGACGGCCGATAGGAGGCGCTGCGCTGTGCGCGCGCCTAGTTGGCAGCGACGGTCACTGGTGGGGGCGAGCTCAAGGCTGCGATCAGAGAGGCGTCGCCCAATGTCGGGCAAAAACGGTTAAGGGGTTGGACGCTTTATGGTGGCTGCAGGCCGAGGCGGCTGGTCTCCGCGTGATCAAGATCGGCTGGAAGTGAGATGGGGGAAGTCACTTTCCTAAGGCGTGCCGGCCATGTCACCGCCGGTCGTCAAGCCGGAATAATCGAAAATGATTTCGGTGTGCGCCGGCTTCCAACGATTGAGGAGACACTCCAGATCGTCGGCGAGACCGATGCGCAGATGCGGGTCGACGCCGGTCTGTCCCGACGTGACGCGAAACCACACGAGCTTCGCTTCGTCGACATGCACCGTCCAATAGAAGCGGTTGGTCTCAGGCCCTAGCCCGTAATACGGCCACTCCGACAGCTCGCCTTCCGCGATGGGGACGCCGCGCGGATTGAGGATCGGATTGCCCCACTCGTTGTACATCGGGTCGGAGGCGTCGCCGTAGACGCGGTTGTCGCCGCAGCGGTCGATACCGACGACAAAGGTGCGATATTCGGTGATGGTGATCGTGTAACCGATCATCGCCGCGACTTCGATGAAGAACTCGCGCGACTGCCCGCCCTCCATCGTCATCCGCATCAGCAGCGCGAGCTGCCGCTCGGCAATGGTCAGCGGCTCCTCGTAGCAGGGATCGGGCAGGCCCCAGTTGCGCTCCCAGTCCGGCAACAGCTCGATGGTGTAGCGCGGGTCGCTCTCCTGCTCCAACAGATCGGCGGCGCGGCTGTCGACGAAGCCCCAGTATTCGGCGAGCCCGCGGCAAGCGAGATCCAGCGTCGTGCCCGGCGCCTTCGGCCAAGCCTGTCCCTGCGGCAGCAGGGTCAGGAACGCGCTGCCGTAGTCCTCGCCGGATCTGCGGACGTGCCGGTCGCTCATTGCGACGGCTCGATAAACAGCAACGTGCCGAGCACGGCCATGTGCCCGAGCGACGGCATCACGCAGTCCTCGTTTGTGATCAGATTGAAGGACTGCACGCCGGGTGCGTTCATGATCGCGTAGGAGATCCACGCCGCATAGATGGTCTGACCCGGTGCCGCCATCGTGAACAGCATGTCGCGCAGGCTCGCCTCGATAGCAGCCTCGGCCTCGACGGTGTCGGGCACCAGGTTTTGCACGGTGACGTCGACGAACTGCTTGATCGGCGCGAGCACGTAGCAATCCTTCACCGTGACCGGCCGCATCTTGTTGATGTAGTCGTGGACGATCTGCACATCGGACGGCGTCGGCCAGCCGTCGTCGTCGGCGCGCAGCTCGTCCATCAGAAACCGCACCGTCATGGTGCCGGGGCCCTGCTCTGGCGCCGCCCATGCGCGCGTGACACCGGGGACCGCCAAGGCCCATGTGACGTAGTCGGCCTGCGCGCCGCCCATCGGCGGGTTCTGGATGCGATGCAGGATTCTGGCGCGGAGGTCGTCGTCGTTTTCCTGATCGACGCCGCCGGTGATCTCGACGACCGTGACGGTATGGTCGGCACCGGGGATCGAGACGGTCAGCCCCAGCGTTTCTCCAGCCTCAAGGTTGCCGATGGCGCCCGCGTCGAGCGCCCGCACCGGCGCCTCGGTCGGCCCGGTGCCGATGAAGATCTCCACCGTGGTCTCGTAGCCGGCCGCCGCTCCCGCGCCGGTCAGCCGCGTGTACATCGGAATGACGGTGTCGGCGTCGCCGGTGAACTCGACCAAGCCGGCCGCGAACGTCGCCTGCTTGCGGCCTTTGGTGCCGTCCGCGTTGGTGAGCCAGATCGTCCCGTGCCGGTCGAGCCATTCGGTTTCCGCGGTGTCGGGGAGGAGCTGCAGCGCCAGCCAGTCGATGTACTGCAGCGTCAGATGACACAGGCCGCCCTGCGCGTCGGACAAAACGCGCAGCACCGAATTCGGCACGCTCGCGTCGGCGCCGGGCAACGAGGCGCGGACGTTGTTGCGGACGAGGCTGCGGACTTCCTTCAGGGTCGGCGTTTGCCACGGCAATGGTCAGCCCCCTTCCATCTCGGTCCAGAGGACTTGGAAGCGCAGTTCGACGGGGCGTTTCGGTCCGCGATAGATCACCACCAGCGCATCGATCCGCTCGATGCCGACGCGCTGGGCCTCGACGTCGAAGCTCGACGCGATCCGCATATCGACGAACGGCTGAATGGCCGCGCGGATGTAGTCCTCGACGCGGACGATGGTCGCTCCGTGGGGATCTTCCGGCCCGACGATCTTGGAGCGCTTGAGCAGCCACAGCCGCGAGCCAATCGGCCAGCCGTCGAACAGCTCCTCGGCATCCAAGTCGCCCCACCAGCCGGCGCGATCGGTCGAATCCGGATCGGGGAGGATGTCGTCGGGCGAGGCCAGCCGGTCGGTTCCGAGCGCGACGATCACCGCCGTCGCCAGCGCTTGCGCGTCGTCCAGCGTGCCATCGGCGAGCAGCGACCAGTCGACGCTGATCGAGTAGCGCGGCCAGCGCGTATCCTGGACGAGCCGGATGTCCGGCATCGTGCGCCCTATCCAACCTTCGCGTAGGTCTGTTTGGCCGGGCCGCCCTCGGTGCCGACCCGCGGGCCGGGCTCGTTCTTCTCATCGAGGCCGAGATAGGTCTTGCCGATGGTCTCGAAACGCTCGGTCGATTCCATCGTCACGATCTTGCCCTTGAGGTACCAAGTGTCGGTGCCCTTGTCGTAGTAGCCGACGACCGTATCTCCGGAGCGGAATTCGATGCGGGTCTTGGTGCAGCGGATCTCGGTGTTGACCGTCTCGCCTTCGTGCTTGTGATCCTTGCCGTTGCTCTGATCGCCGCCCTTGCTCTTGCTCGGTCGCGCCTGCTTCTTCTTCTCGACGTGGCGCATCGACACCATGCGCTCCACGGTCTGACCGTCACCGCTGTCCGCGTGCTGGCCCGGCGCCGCGCCACTGCTCTGGCTGTCGTCCTGGCTATCGAGCGACAGGAGAAACAGGCCGGTGCGCCGCATCAGGGTCATCTGACCGATGTCGTCGTACTGCGCATTCTCTCCCGGCTTGAGACCCCACGGGCGGTGTCGCCGATCATCCATCACCGTCGCCACCGGGAAGCTGCGATTGCCGCCCAGGAACGCGATGTAGGCCTCGGCGCATTCTTCGATCTGGCCGTCCTTGCCCTTCTTCGCCGGCAGCACGACGCTGCTGAAGCCGTAGTTCTGCGGCGACTCGATGCGGCTGCGGGCTTCGCCATACATGAACGAGCCCGCCATCTCCTGCATGCCCGTGCCGTCGTTGGCGGTGTCGACGAGCGCGCGGGCGCCGCCGCCCGTGTAGCCGACGAAGCCGGCGGTCAGCGGTGTCTGTCGATGCATGAAACACTCCCTATAAATCGATGGGCGGGTCGGCCGTCCCCGGACTGGGTGGTGGCTTGGGATCTTCCGGCGGCTTGTCGCTGGATGTCGTCGCGGGCGGCGGCGGCTGCGGCGCGGTGTCGGCCGGACCGGTCGCTATCCCGAACGGCCTGTCGGCAAGCCGCCACGGCAGCACCAGCTCCAACGTCGTCGTCGTGCCGCTCTTGCTGTCCTGCGTGAATGTTGCCGTCTGGATCTTCATCGCCATGTTGAGCATCGCCATCGGCGAATAGACCCAGACGTTGTCTCCGGTGCGCCACAGATTTTTGCCGTCGCGCAGCCAGCCCTGGACCGTGGCGTAAGCGATGATCAGAGTTCCCTCGCGCTGAACGGACTCGTAGTTGGCCCGCGCCTCCAGCTCTGATCGGTTCTTGACCGGTTGTTCGGTGACCGTCTCCAGAAACTTGAAGATGTTCTTCAGCGTGCCCTGCGCCTTGGCCTGCATCTCAGCGGATTCGCGCATCGCGGTGCCGTCCTCGACGGCCTTCTGTCCCGTCGTCGCATAGACGCTGGACATCCTCTCGTTGGAAAAGACGCATTGCAGTCTCAGGATGTTCTCGCCCTCGGTCAGTTGCTCCACTATCGGATTGGAATGCTGGCCGATCAGCAGCAGATTGCCGAGGTGATCCGAACCGAGCGTCACGCCGCGCACCCGCGCGATACGATCCAGAAAGTCGAAGACCAGCTCACCCGGCTGCGCCTGCAGGCGGTCGAACGGCGTCGCATCGAGCTGGCCGATGGCCAAGACCTTCACGCCGAATGGCGCGGTGACCTTGTCGGCAATCGGCTTGAGCGACATCCTGTCGAAGTTGCCGTCCTTGCTGTCGACGCTCGACGTCGCCGCACCCCACGTCATGCCGGCGCCGGA